CTATTGATGAAAGAATAGTTATTTGCGATACATTGAGTAACTTAAAAATACAGTTGAAAAATATTAAAAAAGCAGAAAAAGACTATTTACTAAATAACTCCCAACATATATTTGAATATTTTGAAAATAAAAAAAATATTGCTGAATGTAAAAATAAACCTACAATGTTAGAACATTTTTTCAATTCCAAAGATTCCCACACTATAGATGATAAAAAAAATAAAGAAATTTCTTACCTTGATAAATACTTAACCAATATAAATGAATCATGCCTAGATATTAATAACTATACTATTCAATCGGACATTTGTAAATTCTGTAGCAAGGGTGATTTAATTCCCTTGGACCATGAAGGTATTTTGATTTGCAATAATTGTTTCAAACATACGAAATATCTCATTGAGAATGAGAAACCTTCTTACAAAGAACCACCTAAAGAAGTGTGTTTTTATGCGTATAAAAGAATCAACCATTTTCGTGAAATTCTGGCACAATTTCAAGCCAAAGAAACCACGCAAATTCCGGATGAGATTATTGAAAACATTATGCTACAGGTGAAAAAAGAACGAATCAGTTTATTACAGCTCACAAATAAGCGGGCCAAAGATATTTTGAAGAAACTTGGTTATAATAAATATTATGAACACATCCCTTTTATAAAAGACAAGTTAGGTATTAAACCACCTATTATGAGTGCGGAACTGGAAATTACTTTGTGTAATTTATTTATGGATATTCAAGCTCCTTATGCGAAATATTGTCCAGATTATCGTATTAATTTCCTAAACTATTACTACACTGTATACAAATTATGTGAACTTTTAGATCAACAACAGTTTTTACCCTATTTTCCTATGTTAAAAGACCGAGAGAAACGGATTGAGCAAGATGTTATCTGGAAAAATATTTGTGACGAATTAGATTGGGAATTTATCCCGACAGTATAAATACTTGCGACAGTATTATATATAAAAATATTATATAAGACCTATTTTTATATACACATATGTACTTACATCCTGGGGAAACCAACTAAGTTTGCACCAAGACCAAAGCCGGCACCGGAACGAGCACTCACACCCATACTAGGAACATAAGTATCCAAAATACTGAAAGTGGCCGCAGCCGTTAAAGCAATCAATGCAATTTCGTCTAAATTAAGCGAACGCTTGGGAATGGCAAAGGCAGCGATAGCGACCATTAAACCTTCAACTAAATACTTTATAGCACGTTTAATTAATTCACCAAAATCAATGCCGAATTCCATATTATATTAAATATAAAGAAAAAAATATTTAAAAAAGTATAGAGAAACAATGATTTTAACAATTACATATAGAGTTAAATTAACTTAAAATATAATTATTTATTTAATTATAAAAGAACATGGCTTCACTAAATACTTCTTTAACGTCCAATAATAATTTTGAAAAGAAAACACAATCCGATGGTTCAGAAAATCCCAAATACGTAGATGTTTTAGAAGAAGACAAGCCTATTGCAGGACAAAAATTCTCCTGTATTTCATTCATTTCGCCGGAAAAAATTATTAAGATGCGGGAATTGTATTCTTTTGAGCAATTTCTAAAGCAATGGGAATTAAGCAAATCATTAGAATGTTATACCCATTTTCTCCATTTCCTTGCGTACAAGTATTCACTAAACTTTGACGATTTAAATAAGGACTTAGAAGAATTCTGCAAGGATGAAAAAGATACACTATGTACAAGCAAAGTAGAAGACGATTATAAGAATTTTGTTGACACAAATGAAGGCGAACTTGACAATAAATATAATACATTGCACAAGTTTCAAACTAGTGTCCGAGGAGTGAAGATTCGAGGTTGTTACCCTACTCAAGAAGAAGCCGAGTTACGCTGTAAGCTGCTGCGAGAAGTAGACCCTAATCACGATGTGTATGTAGGTCCTGTGGGTATGTGGCTACCGTTTCATCCCGAGTCTTACAAGACAGGTCGTGTAGAGTATTTGGAAGAAGAATTGAATCAATTGATGCACGAGAAACGAAATAATGAAAGCCATGCCAAGGTGGAATTTGACAAGCGTGTACGTGATACAAAAGAGAAAGCCATGGAAGATAATAAGAAGAAGGCCATGGAAAGCGGCAATGTGCTTACGCAAACGATTAATGAAGACGGGCAGCTGGTTAGTGTGAAAGATATGAATACGACAGAATCCAAAATGGATAAAACAATGGGTATTGAGGAATTACGACGAGAACTATTTGAAGGGGAGAATATTGTCATTGATAAAACGTCGGATCGGGGTGTGAGCAATATTAATGAATTGCGTTCTACGAGTATTGCAGAATAAAAAAATAGTATAAAATAAAATTGATTAACAATAAAAATAATATTTGATTATTAATATATATTAACAATCAAATAATGGCATCGAATAAAACAGTATGCAGACTTCCAACATGTATGAAGCCGGTATCATTTATAGAAAAAACCACGTGTATTTGTAGTAAATGTAACATGCAATATTGTACATTGCATCGATTATCGGAGGCTCATAACTGTAACTATAATTTTAAAGATAATGTTAACAAGGAAAAATTTATTACGGACAATAAATGCGTGGCAGAAAAAATTATTAAAATTTAATACACACTTTTGAAAAATAGTTACCACTTGGATTTCCGCACATTAATTTTCGGTCCTTGACCTCGTTTCTTCACACTGTTTGGGTCATATGTCACTTCTTCATCGTCTGAATTAAAATCTTTGGACAATTCCCAAAATTCTTTTGAACCTAATTTAAAGTCCGCGTGGTGTTCGGCCTTATACCAAAAAACTTGGTCGTGAAGTTTATTGGATTTAGCATTATTATTGATGACTAAACATTCAAAATTTTCCGTACACTGGTCCATCACTTGAGCAAAGGATTCAAACGTTGGAAACATCCCGGCATAATTTTCCCATATACGTTTCCGGTTTGCAATATAGGGTTCTCGTAAAATAAAAACATAATCAATATTCGTCCGTAAATTCGGTGGTATACCTAAAGGGTATTGCATAGTAATAATTAACATCACTTTCCAGTGCCGACCATTCATGAAGAGTAAGCGCATCATTTTATCTCTCGTCCACGTGGCATCATATAAACAATCATCTAGGATGACAAAAGCCCGGGGGTCAATATTACATTTTTTATATTGTTCCACTTCTTTCTTTACTTGTTTCAAGACTGTTTTTTGTCTTTTTAAAATGTTCTCAATAATCGCGGTATTATATTCATCATGAATAAATAGTTTAGGGACATGGGAACTATAAAAACCATTTCCCGCCTCTGTTCCTGATATAACCGTGCCGATTGGGATATCTTGGTGATAATACAATAAATCTCTTACCAGGTAACTTTTACCGGTATCACGCCGACCAATTAATACGACTACTGGACCTTTATTTTCATCTGGTCTAAAACTTATATGTTTCATATCAAATTTTTTCAGTTCTAAAGTCATTTATATTTAGTTTATTTTTATATAAAAATAAACTTGTTTAACCGCATCGTATTGCAAGTTATGTTTATACTAATCTAAAACATTTTAATATTGAAAACAATAAATATTAAAATATGTAAAAAAAAATAGTATTATAATATAATGGAATATGCAATCTTTACAACAACTGGTGAAAGTCCTACATTTAAAGATATATTTGAATCAGGAAAACTAGTTATTACAGTAGATAAAGATATTGAAACAGGTATTGTTGCATTTATTATAAAACCTGAGGAAGGAGATGAAATACTAATATCATTGAAACTACCTGATAATAGATTAACAGGAGGGAAAAAGAATAAACTCACTAAAAAACCTAATAAAAAGAATAAACTGAATAAAAAAACTAATAAGAAGAATCGCAAAAATAAGAATAGAAATACAAGAAAAAAAAATAAAAAATCATATGTATTGCGTGGCGGTAATAATTTAAAAAAGGGTATAATATTTGTTATTTTTACATTATTAATAAATTATATTATGCTTCCTATTAATTTGAATATGAATGGTATAGGTGAAACAGGGAGAAGAGTAAGTGACGGAGTGTGGAAA